TACTATAGAAGTTAAATCATCGTATATGTATTCCCACATATAATACTACATATAGTAATTATAAAATATTTTAAACTACAAAGGTCTGGCAAGTAAAAGGTGTGGGTTAATCTGTGGGGGTGGCTAAGGCTGTGTCTGTAAAGGTGTCCTCGAGTCCCATGTATATATATATATTATTTGGCGCGTCCATTATGGGGTGGTAGGGGTATATAGCTTTACAAAAATAAACAGTTTCCTACATAATATTATATAAGGTTCGATAACGAACAATTATCACTTTACCCATAAGGTAATATAATTAAAATAAACAAGCACCGATTATATACACGAGAGCTGATGCTGTCGTTGATGTATTAGGATACGAACATTCAACAACAATTAATCAACATCTTTGATCTTTACAATCTTAATCAAGTGATGATCCTTTTTATTTGTGTAATTGATTTGTACGATCTGTTCTTTATACTTGCTAGATAGTTTTTTTAATAACTTGCGATAGCTCATAGCCTTGAACTCTTCTTGCTTGCCTGACTGATCTTTAATTAAATAGGTATATCTCATACTGTTGCAAATATATCACACATGTTAATAAATCAAATTAATTAATTTAATGTGTTGACTACAATAACCACTATGGTAGTGTTTTTTTAATGACAAACAAAAACAACAAAGGGGAAAAATGACAAAAGATAAAGCAATAAATTTTTTATATAAAGATTGGTTAGATTATAAAAAATACTACAAAGAAAAAAAAGATTTCAATATGAAAGAAACTTTTATTGAATATCTTGAAAGAGAAATACCAGAATATCTAACAATAAATGGGGGTAAATAATATGTTAATGCCTTTTAGATACTTAATAAAAAAACCACAACAAGGGGAAACAATGAACGTACAAAATATGACATCAAGCAACGGAAACAAGGTAGCAAATCAATTTATTATAACTAATGAAAAAGAAGAAAGATTTTTTCAAAGTTATAATTCAATAATTGCAAAAATAACTTATCCTATAATTGATAGGGAAAAAGGTCTAACCATTACTACTTATCTTGATAAGAAATATTGGAACTTTAGCAATACTACAAGCAAGTACAGAAATAAGTTCTTAAATGAAACGACAAAAGAAACAATGGCTAAAATCAAATCAGGCGAATACAAATTAGTTGACTTGAATAGCTAATAATATATAACCAATATGGAAACACTAACAAAGGGGAAACAAATGAATAAATATAAAATAGTTGATTGGATGAATAANAGAATATTTCCTAACAAAATCTTTAAAACTTTTNAAGATGGTTGGGAATATATTTATGATAAATTTCCAAATGAAGAAGACCATCAAGAATATTTTGTNGTTAACATTAAACACTAACAAAGGGTAAAAAATGATAATACTTGAAACAATCGTAATACTTATNATNTTTGGCTTTTGGACATGGGTTATATTTGGAGNTGACAAATGAAAAAAACATANAACAACATNCTNGATGCTTTNAGGTCTGTGTTTGGAAACAATGTAGATTTAAACACTACATTTGACGATCTAAACCCATACAAACAAATAAGTACGAATGATGATAGTATGTTAGCAAACAACGTCAAAGAATTTATTGATAATAAAAAAGCTAACGAAGAGCATAAGAAAAAAGAAGATGAGATGATTAAGACTTGGAAAGATGAAATAGCAATGAACAAAGGGGGTAAATAATGGCTAGTTTTTATTATGATGTAAGCAAGTTAAAAAAAGAATGGAGTAAAGAATCTCTAATTGAATGGGGAAATTATATTGGGGAATCTTTTAGAAGTAGTAATTTATATAAAGACGGTTGGGAAACAAGTGAGTTAAGTGAGTTTGAAAATGATGAGTGTAGCATAAATGTAAAATGGGGTTTAGATGAAGAGGGTTATAAGCAAGAATGGAGTGATACTATTACTTATACCAAAGAAGATTGGTTTAAGGAATATGATAAACACTTTCCTAAAAAAACAAACAAAGGGGAAAAATAACATGAGTAGTGAAAAGCAATTAATATTAATTATTCTTGTAGCTGTAATTATGCTTGGCTACCAATGGATAAAAGAAGAAAAGAAAAAAAATGACTACAGAAAAAAATATAGAAAATCGCAAGGTTGGGAATAATATTAAACAATTAAAGATTGAAACAATTAAGAATTGTCTTTTGGCAAGGGGTTTGATTTATCAGAAATATCTTCAGCATTTACATCAATCAAATCATCAGAAGAAAAATCTTCCCAAGAAATCCTTAGACTTGTATCAGATTTAACATCTAATTTTTGTTTCTCTTGGAATATTGAGCTTAATCTTGGAGCTAAAAATTTTAAGAAATCTTTACGCTCACGAAGAAACAGGAGTTCATTTGGAGACAGGTCCATATTCTCACTATTAAATATTTGTAACATTTTTTCTACCAAAGATTTAACACCTATCTCTTGAGCCTTGTTAAACTCAGCTTTAAATTTTGGATTTGTTTCTAAGTACTTGTAAAAAGTCATCAAGTTGATCTTTAAGTCTTTTGCTACTTCTATTGCGAGACCTCCATCGTAGATAGTGGCGAGTATAGTATTTTGTTCTGTATCTGTAAGTATTAGCTCGTTGCTCTTCTTGGAGGATATACTCTTTGATTTGCTCATCTGTTTTGTTTCTAAAATTAACTAAGTTTTTTAGTATGTTTATTTTCTTTTGTAGTTCTACCTTATTATTTTTAAAAAGTCCTTTGTATTTTCTTGTCTTGCTATCCCAAGATTTTGCACCTCGGTGGAATCGGCAAAGGAAACGATTGTTAGTGGGTGTGTAGTAACCTTTAGCACGACACCGCTTACCGCTTGTTTTTGCTATCGCTTCGCAATAAATCTTTTGACTTGTTCGTCCTGTCAATATCCCTCCTGTTTTTATGGACTGCTCTTTGATAAGCAAAGTTTGTTTTCTTTCGTATCTTCTCTAATAATTCCTTACCTTTAGGTATATCCACCAGCTTACCCACATTACGAGATTGTTCCTTAATCGCTAAAGAACAGTAGTAAGGATTGTTCTTATCTATAATGGCTTGTTTTAAAGTATTGGCAGGTAGAGTAGCTAGTTTCATAATTACTTTAGATTGGTCTCCTCCTTTATCTACAACTTCTTTTATAATGTTAGATATATAAGTTGGTTCTTTAATTATAGTCTTTCTAATATCAGTCATCATAGAACTAGGTATGTGTTTTCTTGACACATTATAATCTCGTGATGACACATCTATTTTCTTATTAACAATATACTCAGGGTTAATTACATATAACAAAGTAGATTTAAGTCTTTTCTTTTGAATTATTCCAACATCAATTAACAAATCAGTACATCTATATATAGTGCTACGAGATAGGCATACCATACTAGATATAGTGGCTTGGCGAGGATAACATTTGCCAGTTTGAGAGTTAACAAACTTTAATAAAGCGATGAGGATGAGCAAGGATGATGATCTGTATTCTATTGGTATCTTCTTAATTCTTTCGTCATCAAATAACTTAAAAGGTATTCTGATGTGCGGTAAAAATTTTTTCATTTATGATTACAGACCTTTTTATGTTCAAACTGTAATTGATACAACTCACGCACCCATTCATCTTCATTCATAAACTCATAATCAGCATTAGGTACATGGAGACGCTTAATTCTAAAACTTAGGCTATCCTGACCCACCTTCTTATAGAAAACTAAAAAACTAGGCACTCTAAGGCGGTCTGAGAGGGTCTTTACAAGGGTTGTAGCTTTGTATTTCTGTCCTTTGTCATAACAAGTCTCAAGTAAAGCAAGAGGTTCATAGCAATTAGGACAAACCTCAACACTATCAACATCAATCATAGCAATACCCTCATATTGTCTGTGCCAATCGTTGTAGCTTCCATTGCTGAAAGCATATGTCCATCTAGCCATTTAATTTTTTAGTATTTGAATTTTTTTTATACATCCCATAGGAAAACAAGTAACACCACCAACAGACAAACCATCTTCATCTTCAGAGTAAGAAGTAAAGAGCCATAGCTTTGATTTAGTTTTTTTATAAATGTAACCTGTGTCAGTACAAGTTGCTACATCATGTTTTAGTATATCATCTTCATCTGTCCATGCTGCATCGGATGTGCAAATATCATACCAAGTAATTTTAACATGGTTATATTTAGAGATCATAGAAATCATTCGGTTGCACTTGTTTGTCTGTACCAAGATATATTTTTATCATTTCATTTTTTCTGGGTATGCGTTGTCCATTAGAATACCGCCAAATATTTACAGCTGGGTTAAAATTTATGATACCAAATTTTTGTGCAGTTTGACTGCAACTTAATTTGTTTTTCTTCATCCACTCTTTAAGTTTCATTGTTGTTTCCTTTAATTGATTTGTGTTTATTTACCAATATGTCATAGTTATCAACAAAATCAACACAATAATAGTTATAGACATAGTGGAAAACTATGTATATAAACACTACAAACAACTATGAAAACTAAAGATCAGGAATTTACAAAGATTATTAAGCTATTGTCTGGCGGAGATGGATCAGATCATTTTAGTCCATCGCAACTAAATTTACCTATACCCAAATGGATGATTAATTATTTGTGCTGTACGCAAGAGATGAGAAGAAAATCTATTGCTAATTATAAAATGCACTTTGGTAATCTAACCAACAATACAGCTCAACGAATGTTAGCCAAGTATTTATTTGTCGGAGATAAAAAAATAGAAATTAAAAATAGAGACAGACAAGATATATTTGGAGACGAATTAGATCAAATAACTAATCAAGAAATTAGAGACGAGAAAGATAAGTGGTCAAGAGAAGCTATGGTTGACTTTGCTAAACCATGTATTGATCAAACATTAAAAGCAGTAAAAGAAATATTTGGAACACAACCATTACAATCAGAAAGATATGTCAGCCACAATCCTAAAGATTTATTTATAGATATACTAGGTCGTATTGATTATGAATCTATGGACAAACTAGCAGAGATGAAAAGCAAACCGCCTTATGTTCGGACAGGCAAAA